GTTAACTCTACTTTTCTCAGTTAAAAGTTTTATTTGTGCATCACCTGTAGTTTTAAGTATGTCTTCTCTAAATTTAGTATCTAAATCTTCTAAAGTATAAGTACAAACTTTATTATGACTATAAGAATTATCTCTACCTAATTGATGTAAATAAGAATCTTTGTATTTACTAAATTGCTCTTCTCTAGCATAAAAATGCTTAGCGTCAAAACTATTCCAATCTTTTACTGGCTCTCGTTCCATAGTATTATTTATTAAAACTGGCTTCATAAGCTTTAAGCCTTCAAATAATTTATTTATGCTCTCATATTTAATTCTAGGATCAGGCCCAAACTTAGGTTTAATCTGATCTTTATCAATAATACGTGAAAGTTTACTTAAAATTGGATTGTCACCAGTGTCTCCAGATATAATAGCCCTACATTTAGAAATCCACTTTAAAAAGTCAGTTTCTTCTAATTGTTTTTCTACCATATCACTAGCTTCTAAAGCGGCTGCTTGAATTACACCTTTAATGTATTTCTTAGTAGTTTCGTTCCATATAACTTTCTCACGAGATGGAGTAACATCTACACCCTCTTGTAATACAGTTTCTGTACCGTCTTCATTAGTAACTACCTGTCTAGTTGGGCATTTAAAAGCAACACAACCATACATTTGTTCCATTTCTAGCTCTTTAAAATCAATATAACCGTAGTTAATACCTGTAGAAGCGTTTTTGTCTTTTACAAGAACAATGTGAGGCTTACTAAAATAATAACTATCACCCACAATTATATTTTTAGAGTTGTAAAGTACTTCAGTTTTAAAATTAACGTTTCTTGTTTGTTCGTCTTCTTCTTTAATTTTAAACTCAACATTATTAAAATACATTAGCTGCTCTTCAATAGCATCTTCAAATTTAGTTCTGTTATGTCTCTTTACACCAAACGATACAGTAGTTTGATTCTTACCACCATAATTCTCATAATATACTTTAGTACCATCACTAAAAGTAATAAATGGATTAGGTTTACCTTCTTTTACATTAAAAGCTGGTATAATAAAATCAGTCTTATAATTATAACAGTTACATTTAAATCTCATACCATTATATATAGTTTCTATAGTATAGAAATCTACACCGGTTGATAGCGCAGCTTTTGCACCAAGACCAAAGGCACCAAAATTCTCACTGGTATTTCTTTTCGTAGAATAACCCAGTTCCAATATACCTTCTAAACGTCTTGCTCCTATACCTACACCATAGTCAGTTACTGCAAATGTATCACAATACCCAACACCTTCATTTTGTGTATATAATAAATCAATATGATTAGACTCAGTATTTAAATATCCAATACTATAGTAATCTCTATTAAAATTACTGTCTTCATACTGATCACCGTGGCGTTCAATATAATAGTCTTCAACTTTCTTTTCACCTAACAATATTTCTCTAGCTATTTCTTTCTCACGTTGAGAGTCACATGCATTGGTAACAAGCTCTCTAATCGTAGACTGTATTGGCATAGAATATTGTGTAGATTGAAGAATGTCAAATACCATCTTCTCAGCGCCCTTGTTAATCTTTTTAGCAATGCCGGCGCTACCTTGCATTGGTTTATCAATTGTTTTAATACTCATAAAATTTGTGTTTAATTGGTTTATACTTTATTATCTTTCGTCTCTTTCTGCTTCTTCTCTAGCTTCTGCTTTAGCATCAAGCATTTGATTTTTGTACTCATAATCCTCAAGAGGCTCTTCAAAGAAATCATCGCAGTTTTCACACACATAACCTTCTAAAGGTTCTGCATGATCTAAGCATTTGCTATCTTGACATATGCCATTTATTATTGGTGCATCACAACAATAGCTAGTACCATCATCATTATCTGTGTATTCTGCCCCACAGCAAGGGCTTACCATGTATGCCATAGTTTAAAATATTTAGTTAATAAAAAAGAGCCCGTTAGGGCCCTTGTTATAATTGTTTGATTAGTTCTACCACTTCATCTACCTGCTTTTTGTTTCGAGGCATAAATAAAACATAGTGGTGATTGTTATCTTTAAGATGTTTTTTAAACAACTTCCACCTTAAAGGAAAAGACTCATTAGCATAGCCTTTTGTTTCTATAATAAATTTACCGTTAGGATCTACAAAATCAGGTGTGTAAGTAATTGGTCTAATCTTACTACCTTTATTGTAAAGCTTTTTAGCGGTTCCTTCATAACATGCTAGGGGGTAAACAAGCGCTTGAAAAATAGTAAAAGTTTCTTCTTCATACTTAACATCTATCTTAGCTGCTTCTAATTTTTTGTAGCAATGCAGTTCTAAATTAGATTTAAAGTCTAAACCTTTATAAGTAGATTTTTTAGCGTTCTTTACTTTAGATTTACTTCGTCTTTTCCAAGCCATAGCTCATGATATTTGTTTGCAGGTACCCTTCCAGACCTCTATTCTTATTCCAAATAAATGCTTGTCCGCATCTAAGTGTCCCTACATAGCCTTGAGTTTTATGCCAGGCGTCGTTACCACATATAGATGGTATAAATCTAACTTTAGTTCCCATGTATTCATTAAGCATTTCTTTATGCTTATGCCCACAATGTACTTCCCTAACTTTACATCTACTCCACATCTCCGGCTGTTCAGTAGCAATCAATAGCGGAAGCTCTTGCGCCTTTTCTTTATCTCCGTGTGTAAACATAATCATATTAGTCCCATATTCGTAATACTTACGAGTATTTAAACCATTATCTACAGTTACATTTTTATTATTGTGATACATAGCATCTAAAACTTCTCCTACATAAAACATGCGCTCAAAGTCATGATTACCTTGTATAACAATAACATCTACTGGAGCAAACTGTGCTAAATAATCTATAGCTTTCATAACTAAATGCCAATAGCCTCTAAAAGACTGTCTCCACATCATGTGATCTTGCTGAGGCGTACCTTTAGTTGTAGCTCTAGAAAATCCTTCTGAATTAAGACCATCATTACCGACAGGCAATAAAAATCTATCTATCTCTACACCATCTGCTTTTCTATGTAAATCTACTATAGCTTGCATATAATGTTCTTCTATAGTCCCTGGCTTATCATCTGTTATCTTACCAAAATGTATGTCTGGTAAAGATATTTCATATAGTACTGGGTCTTTTGGCTTAGTATATTTAATTTTTTTAACTACGTGAGATTGAGATTTAATATAATCTAATAAATCATCTTTAACCTGTGGCTGTTCATGCCATTGATTATGTGTTACTATACTGTATCTCTGCTCACCATTAAAGTTTTGCCAAAATTTTACAGACTTTACGTCTGCCATAGTTAATCCATTATCTAATAAATGTTTTGTAAAAGCTTGACTTTCAGTAAGCTCATGTCCATTATCATTGTTCATACGCTCTTGTACCCACTCTTCAGAAGCTACAAGTTTTTTACAATCTTTAATAATAGCAATGTCTGTCTCCCATTTATCAGCTAACCACTGCGCTCCTTTTTTTAGAAATCCCTTACGTGTTCGTAGTTTTTCTATGATCTCTTCTCTATTCATTTAATATGTTTTTAAGTTCATTAAAACTACACATCTGTTTAATTAAGTCTGAGGGATCTTTAGACTGATAGTAATCAGGTATGCAGATATTATTAAAACCATATAAGTCACAAATCTTTTTAGCCATACTTTGACCTGGATTTGTTACTTTGTCGAAATCATTGTCGTATAAAATATCTATTTTAGTAAATCTAGCTTTTAAATCTTTTACTAAATGTTCTGAAGGTATTTGCATCTCACTTTGTAGTGCAATTGCATGGTAACCTGCTGCATGCAAACACATAACATCTTTAAGAGATGATGTAATGATAAGTCTCTCACCTTTATACGGGAGTTGGTTATAGCCTTGGACATCTGTCTTTTTTGTATTGCTTAACCACTTATTTTGTTCTTCATAAGGAGAATAAATTTTATATCGATTCTTGAATCTAAAAGCGTAAGTAATTGATTTACAACTAAATCTAGTACTATTTACCCAGAAATGACTTATAGGTTCGACCCCAAACATAGTTAATATTTTTTTACTAACCAAATATTGAGACCAAAATTTTGCATCATCTCTAGTCCATTGCCGACGTTTCTTTTTAATAATAACTTCAGTCTTAGTATAAGAAGGTACTTTATCTTGTCTATAGGCCATAAGCCCCATAGTAAATCTTATACTATCTTTTTTAGAACTAAGATTAAGATTAAAATCATTGTCGATAATGTTTAGTGCAGAGTAGAAATCACAATTGTATTTAAACTTTACATAGTTAAAGCAATCAAAAGTATGATCACTAGAACCAAAGTCTTTATACAATAATTTGCCATTGTAGGGTACTATTGAAACTGTAGGTGAATTGTCCTCTCGGAGATCACTTTTAAATTTTTTACCTAATATTTTAAAGTTAGGGCAATAATACCTAAAAATGTCATACTCAGTAATTTTACTAAGTATGACATCGGTATGTAGGTGATCGTTACTATCTCTACGATCAATAGCCATTAGAACGGATTCTCTGTTGTTTGAGGATCTGCAGGAACTGTCCAATCTTCATTCTCATCAATAGTGTCTGGTGTAACTAGACTAGCTGTTGATACATGCTTACCCCATTTAAGGTCTGCATTGAAATCATGATTTTTAAACTGAGAATACTCATCATTAAGTGCTTTAACAAATAAATCATCTCTCTGTGGTTTTACTCTGCCAAAATAGCCAGTGTAAATACCTTGATATTTATCATCTTTAACACCTATTAGTACTCTAAGTTGATTATTCTTAAGCGCTGCACAAAGAGTTTTAATCTCTGCTATGTTACCATTTACAATAGCTTCTATTGTATCATAGTATACATTAGCACCTGCAGCAACATTTGCCCAAGCTTTAGTAAACTCAATTAGTTCTCTTTCTCCATCATAAGCTTTTCTCTCACCGTCTTTCTTCCACCAGTCATAAGTTGGTGCATCAGCTGACCATGTAGATTGACCTACATTATTTAGCCATAAAGACTTACCAGTTTGAGATTGTTTATGATTATTCTTTAGAAATAGATCTAATTTAAATTTACCCTCTTCATTTGCTAGCCAAAACGTTACTTTATTCCAGTCTTGATCGTTACTAGTTCCTGAATATGCAGGCTCTTGTTTTACATTCACATCTAGTGCGTGTAATTCTGCCATTGTAGGGTTAACCGCTACAACATTCACATTTGTTAAACCAGAGTAGAATTCTCTTCCTCCTCCAGATACTTCTTCCGTACTTGCATTACTTTGTATTGCCATAATTAATTATTTATTGGTTATTAAAATTGTGTAAATTGTGTATTTGTATTATTTTCTACTGTACCGTGAAAACTCTCGGTATTTTCTACAGGAATACTAGTTTGGTTAGGATTTACAGTTTCTACTGTATCATCTACAAACTCAAAAGATAATTTTCTAACTTTCTTAGCTTTTTTACCTTTAAGTGTTGGGTGTTGAAACATTTGTTTAACTTCCCAAGATTCTAGACCATATTTAGTCTGAATACCAGTTCTGTCTATACCATTCTCTAGATCTTCTATAATCTGTGTAGTAGTAATTTTTGCAGGCGTTGCTTGTTTTACAACTGTGCCCTCAGTTGGTTCATTTGCATCAATCATGTTTAATTGGTTTTAATTGTTAATCTATAAAAATTTTTGACCATTCTAAAGGCATGGCCTTGCCCTTTAAGTGCGCACATCTAGTACCAGCAGCTATATCATCGAGAGAATCAAAAGAAATCATAGTTTCTGTTCCTTCTCTGTAAATGTAACCAATAGCATCTGAATTAGTGCAGGTAATTTGCTTGATTTTACCAGTTAGGTCGAGATCTTTTACTGCTACTTCTTTACCTTTCTTTTCAAGCATCTTATCTTTTAGGTGTCCAACTAAGATAACGTGATCCGCAAGTTTATTCAGTTTGTCTATCCATTCTTTGTAGGCCATTCTTAAATATAAGTAGCCGGCGCCGTTTGGCAGTGATAGTACTGATGCTCCAGGATTATTTTTCTCAAAGTTTTTACCCATAGGAGTCCTCATATAAATTTGTTTAGCATAAACTTCACACCATTCTTCTAGCTTAGATATAGTATCTACAGCTATATATTTATACGGTCTCCCTTCTTTCATAATTGCTGCTCCAATAGCTTGTAGTTCTTTTAAGTTGTTTGCTTTTACTTTTAAAGCATCAACCATATCTGAACCATCTTCTAGGTCAAGGATTAAACAATTATCTAGTTGTGATAATACAGTAGTTTTACCTATCTTAGGTGCACCATATATTATCATATTCTTTGGCGATTTACGGCTCGCTTTAACCTTTGCTTTTGGTAATTCCATAATTTCCATCTATATATTATTTTTTAGTTTTTAATTTACTTCTTAATGTGTCTCTTCTAGACATAAGTCTTGTAGTTTCTTCTTCGTTATCTTTGAATCTCTTTAACCTTTTGTCTACTTGATTTATTTCGTTTAAGACTGCTATTTTTGCTTTGTTTTTCCCGTTTCTTTTGCTCATAAATTTCTATATTTTTAAATAATTTTTCATTTGATCTATCTTTTACAAATAATTTATATATGTATTTTATCATAATCTTTCTTTTATTGTAAATGTTGACATTTCTGCTTCGTAAGGTATCATACCTAATAAACCATCACGATTCTTCTCTATATGTACAGCTAGTAATCCTACTGGATCTTCATCACAATATTTATCTGTGATACCATACAAATCATTAGGCCGTTGGAGCATCATTACTACATGTGCATCCTGACCTATGCTATCGCCACCAAATAGATCTGTTAGCAAAGGCTGATATTGTGCTTTAGCTCTATGTTCAGATTCTATGTTACGATTTAGCTGAGATAATAATATATTAATACAACCTAAATTTGCTTGCATCCACATACATCCTTTACTCACATCATTTAGTTTTTGTAATTCCATGTCTTTGTTACTCAAAATTAATCTAGAGTGGTCAAATACATTAACTACAACTGAGTCTGGACGTTGGTTAGCTATATCTAAATTAGCTTGCTTAATAAATTCTATATCTCTTGGAACGTTATTGAAATGCACAGGATAGTTCCCATACTTCATAACTTCTTGCTTAAATCTTTGGTACGATTCATTCTCTAATCTTTTACCTACAGATAATAAATCTCCTACTTGTTTGTTTATGCCTTTTGAGCCTGCACGGAGTATCTGCTGATAACCAGGCATCTCGAAAGACCAATACAATACTAATAAGTTTTTACCTATATTTTTATCTAGTAAGTCAAAAATTAATTGATTACTAAACGCTGATTTACCTACACCTGGACGACCTGCTACTACATACATCTTACCAGGCTGTAAACCTCCTAGTAAATTTCTGTTTAGCCTGTCCCATTTAGTAGGATAAACTTGACGTTTACCATTCATCCCATCTGCTACTTGATGTAGAGATGCGCTAATTGCTTTTCTAATGCTTTTAAATCCGTTGTTTTTAAAGGGATCTTGTAATTCTATTGGTTTCTTGTTTTGTGTCATTTTCATCTAAGTTTTCATACTTTTCCCAAGTATGGTTATTAATCCATGTTTCTAAATTTTGCATGTATGCAAGATTATGCTTTTCTATTGTAAGTTGTGTGTTTAAACAGTCCATGATATGTCTATGTTTATATAGCTTATCACCTACAATTTTTTTGTACTTTGCTTTGCATTTAGAATTAGCTTTAGCATCTGGATCCTTAGCATGTAACACTCTAATACCTCTATCAGTAGTCATTACCTTCATAGGATACGTACCTATAAGCTCAGCAAACATCTGATCAAAATTAGAAGAAAAGAGGTCTATAAACTCTTGTCTAATAAAATGTTGATCAGGTGCTTCGCCTAGCTTAATGTATCCTTCTTCTTGTAACTTCTCTAAATTTGGTTTAAGATTAAGATTGATCAATTTAGCATAACTTTCCTTATGTATTATATAAAGATATAGAAAATCGTCTGCAGACATTCCTGTCTGTTCTAACACTTCAAAATCTATATCAACATTCATATGGCAGTAAAGGTTATAAAAAGTTCTGTTATACTATTGTTTAAATCTAAAGCAAATATAATAAATTCTGTTATTATGTACAAATATTTTAAATATTTATTTCCACACAACATTATTCAATGTTTTT